AGGGTTTCGGTTGGGTCCTCGTCCTCAAGCACTCCGCCGAAAACCAGCACTTGCAATTCGCACATCAAGTCCGCGTTGTGCCGTTGGTGCTCCGGCGTCTCTGCCGCCGGGATGAAGTCGCCCAGCATGCGGACGGCTTGAATCCATGTGCGGAAGTCTGTATCCACCGGGTATGCGGCCCCCCCGACCGCGATTGCAGCCGGGGGAGCGTCTTGCGAAAAGTTGGGGCGCATGGGATTAGGCGGCGGTCGCCGAGTACGCAACCACGATGGTCACGACGGTGCCGCTGACGCGGGTAACGGTCTGCGCGGTCGTGCCGGTGGACGGCAGGCCGGTAACGTCGGTTGCGGAGAAACCGCCCGCGAAGATGTAGCCCTCGGCAGCGGTGTAGGTGACGGTGGCGGTGTAGGCGGTCGCAGCGGCGAACGTGCCAGCGCCCGGCGTCGGTGCCCATGCAATCGCGGCGGTGTAGCCCGTGCCCGCATCGTGCGTGGTCTGCGCGGTAGCGGCCTTGACGGGCGCAGTCACCTTGTACAGCGCGGCACCGACGATGATTTCGGCGCTTGCCGCGTCGAACGTCGGGACGCCGGACGTGATGACATAGGTGCCCTTGGTGATGTCGCCGCCCAGCTTCAGGGTGAACGACAGCTTGCCGTCAACGGGGTTCAGTTCGCCCAGCACCAGCGTCGCGTTCTGAACCTGCCACGCCAGTTTGCCGGTTCCGCCGAAGCAGATCATGACAGGCACCGTTGCCGCGCTCCCGGTCGGAAGTTCGTGGAACAGTTCGAACACGTAGTCATACACGGGGTTGCCCTGGTAGATCGCGATTTCCTGCGGCAGTTCCGGCTGGTATCCGTCAACCACGTCAACCGGCGTTTCGTAGGAAATATAGTCCATCGTCTGAACCTTTGGGTTGGGGTTCAGTGAAAAGATGGTGGACAGGTCAATTCGCTTCCAGACGGGGACCCACGACCCGGCGTTGATGGTTTCGGACGTGTCAATGAACGGAATGAAATCGGTCTTTTTCAGCTTGACCAAAGACATAGGCTTAAACCTCCCTGATGTACTCGATTCGGAATTGGATCATGTATTTCGCGCCGGTTTCGTCCCGCGCGGATACGTACCCAGTGTTCGATGGTAGCGCTTCGATGGTCTGGATGGTCTGACCGGTCGGGAACGTGGGATGGCTTCCCGCCGCCCACTGCGCCTCGATCCATGCGGCAATGGCCTCAATGGCCGCCAAAACCGTCATGTTTTCTTCGCTGTTCGGCTCGAAGCTCAGCGCCTCGTACCGGATCAGTGAGAAGTCGTACCAGCGGACGGATGCGCCGGACGTGAATTCCTGCACGGGCGTATCGCTGTAGGCGGTCAGTGGGGCGAGGATGGTATCGCCGTTCTCGGATTGGGAGAAGTTGAAGAACATGTCGAGGATATACGGGCAGGCCTTAATCCAGTCCCACACGGCCTCATGCCTTGTGTCAGCCATCGAGCTTCAACCTCCCGCTGTCTACGTACCCCTGCATGGCGTTGATAAGTTTCGGCTCCTGCGTCGGCCTTGCGGCTTGATCCCATTCGCGGGATGCCAGCGGGTGAAGGTCTTTTCGAAACCGGTAGTGGCCCTCATACATGCGGTTAGCGTAGGGTACGACGTGTTCGATCTGGCCGGGGGTAATGCGCACTTGCTGCGACAGCATGCCAGTCAGCATCGGGACGTAGGGCATGTACAGGCGGTACCATTCGGTAGCCGAGAACGTCCAGAACGCCGGGTCTTTGATCTTGGCAAGGTGCTTTGGGATGTCGATATGCACTTCGGCGTCGAACCGCATCCCTATGCCCCCTTTGCGAGGTAGTGCCTTGTGAGGCATTCTGGGCGGGTGTTGTCCGTCGCGCTTGCTACAGTCATCACGCCGCCGCGCTTGTGCTTGTCTACCAATGCCGCCGACGTGAGCGTGGAGCCGATGGTGTCGGTCACAATCCCGCGCACGATGATGTCGCCCGGCGCAAGCGTAAAGTATCCAGTCGGGTCGGTCAGCGCATCCCAATCTTTCGGGGCGCGGTATGCATTGGATTCGGGGATGCGGCATACAATGATCTCCGTTGACACGTAGGCCGTGCCGTCGCGGACCCGTTCCATGCGCCGCGTCCAGGAGCACCCGGGCAACTCCGTGCGATACCACGTGACTACCGTTCTTCCTGCGGTATCCTTGGTTTCGCGCCGGTTGTACAGGGTGACGGCCTCGCCGCCGAACGGGATCATGCGTCTACCCCCGCGTACAGCAACGGTATACCAGCCTCCGTTGCCTCGTTGGTCAGGTAGTCGCACACGATCTGCACACGCCGCGCGTAGGCCCCGCCAGGGCCTGTTACAGCGTAGGATACACTCACGCCGTCATTGCCCTCGGATGCGATCTCTCGCCCGCCACGCGCGTCATCAGCGGCCTGCGCGTCGATGACTTCGACCATGGCCATCTTGACGGCGTCGCGCACGGGTTCATCGCCTACCACGCGCCCGTGGGTGAGTTGGTCGATGAACTGCCGCGCCTTGTATTCCTGCCGGGTGAAGGCGGACGCTGCCAGCGTGCCGCCCAGCTCCGTGTATTCGTTGTGGGTCAGGTATGCCATAGCGTCCGCCCTCCCTTGCGTTGTCTAGCCCCTAGAGATGATCCGGGCAATCGGGATCGCCTTGTGGTTGATGTAGGTCTTGCTGATGGCGTTGCCGTCATTCACAAGCTCCCAGTTCGCGCCGGTTTCCAGTTCGGCGTCGGTCGGGGAGGAAGACGCCATGCTCACCTTGGTGAAGGAGATGCCGCGCGGGGCAAACAGCTTGCGCTGCCGGGTGACGAGGGTGTCCACGCCGCCGTTGGTCAGCGCGTCGCGCACCATCTCGTTCGGGACATTCGCGCCCACGTCGGCGTAGTCAAACGCGCCGTCGCCCAGGATGTAGGAGGTGTAGGCGGTGTGCGCCGTCACCGCCGCGACAGCCGCGACAGCGGTAACGCCTTTGGTGGTTTCCGCAATAGCCGCGTCGAGAGTACCGGTGCTGTCCTTCTTGTTCACGACGATTGCGGCGGCGGTTTCGGCCAGCGCGGTCTTCTGGGTCAGCACGACGGTCGTGGAGGTCTTGGTCACGGTGTACAGCGGGAAGTCCACCGCAAGGATGGCCTGCAGTGCAGTGCAGTCGGCGGCGACGTTCGCGCCCGCAGCCCAGCCGGGGGTCGTGCCGCACACGTAAGCCTTGGTGGCGCCGCCGGCGGTGATAGCCATCGCGTCTTCGGCAACCGCCTTGGCCGTGATGGTCAGGGTGTACACGGCGGGCACGCCGGTCACGGCGGACACGGCGTCAGACGCGGAGATTTCCACGGCGGGAACGCTGTCATCGACCAGCACAAGCCGACCGTTCCAGGTCGCCATGCCCAGGTCGCGTTCCACGCCCTTCGCGTCGGTGTACTTGAGGTAGTTGATGGCGCTGATGTTCTCCAGGTTCGTGGCAACCTGCGAATGGCAGATGACCAGCTTGAAAACGGCCTTGTTGTCGCCCGCCGCCTTCTGGATGGCGTTGTTCAGCGTGGTCGCGCCGACCTTCGCGGTTTCGTCGGTGGACGCGCCGGTGATGTCGGTCGTGTGGTTGGTGACGAACGTCAGGTTGCCCGCGCCGGTCATGAGGAAGATACCCTTGAGCACGGACAGCATGGTGCTCTGATCCACGTCCGACCAGTACGTGGAAACCTGCTGCGCGATGTTGTCCAGGAAATCCTCGCCGGTGATGTCGGCGGAGAAGTCAAGCTCCGTCCACGCCTTCGCGCGGCCCGTGACAACCATGCTCTGCGAATAGGTCTTGGAGCCGTCGGCGGTGATGTTGGTTGCACCGTCGTAGTTCAGCGCCGTACCCTCGATCAGGCCCTTCATGGGCAGGGTGACGTAGTTGCCGCCGGACTGCGCCGAAAGCATGGTTTTGAGTTCGCCACGGGTTCGCATAACGCCCGCTTCCAGCAGCTTGTTCTGCTTTACGCGGGGGATGCGTTCGAGGTACTTGCCGAATACGTCGGCATTAAAAATCTTGGCGTCAAACTGTGCCATACAGTAGCCCTCCTGTTACTTGTTGTACTCTGCGGCCTGTTCGGGATGGGCATTTGCGAAAAGCATCTGCTCATACAGGCTCATCTTCTGGAACTTGTCCTTATCGGTCGCCTTGTCGATGTTCGCTGCCCCGCCCATGTTGACGGGCGGCTGGTTCCCTGCCGCGAAGTACCCCTTGTCCACGGTCAGTGCGTCAAACAGGTCTTTATCGCCCTTGCCCGCGTTGGCTTTGTCGGCCAGCGCCCTGTCGAACTCGTCCAGCACGCCCTTGCGCACGAAGTCATGGATGAACGCCCGTTCGCCCACCTGCGCGTTGAACCGGGATTCGATGCCCGCGCGCAGTTGCGCGGCAGTTTCGGCGGCCTTGCGCTCCGTTTCGGCCAGCTTGTAACGGTCAACCTCGGCTTGCAGCGCCGTGGCGTCGCCCTTGGCGGCTTCCAGTGTCGTGATGGTGGCCTTGGCGGTTTCAAGCGCCGCGTTGGCCGCTTCCAGATCAGTCTGGAGCTTGTCCGCGCCGCCCTTGGCCTTGCCGATGTCGCGGGAGTTGATGTCGAGCAGGGCGGAGACTTGTTCGTCCGTCGCATCCGTAAATAGCTTGGTGATATCCTCGCGCTTCATGGCTTTCTCCCATCGGCTTTCAGTTTGTTTTCGCGGTCACTTTCCGCACGGCCTTGGTAGTTTATCGTCATTCCGGACATGTGGTTGCACAAGCCGCGCAGGGCGGCGGAATGCCTTAGTTGAGATTCGCAGCCAGTAACGGCAAGCTCCCGATTCGGTCGATGGCCTGCGCCGGGGTGTGCCCGTCCCATTCTGGCGCTTGTTCAAGCTCGCGCACTCTGAATGCGTCCCAATAGCAAAGGTCGTAGTGGTATGTGGCTTGGCCTTCCGGCGTCTCGATGCCTACGATGAACATGCCATCGTACATCGTGCCGTCGTGGTGCTTTCGGGCCTTCCACGCCACATCCGACCAATTGTTGCAGATCACCGCGAACAGAATGGCCCGATGGTGATACAGTTCGTTGAAGGTGTGATAGCCGTCGGAGGTGTTTCCGTTCACCTCGATAAAGCCTTCCTTGCAATAGTTGCAGCCGTAAGTTTTCATGTATCCTCCTATTGCGGTTCGTACCCCTCGCGCCCGATGAAGATGCTCTGCACCTCTCCGGCGCGAATCCAGACCGTTCCATCCGTGTCGTTGAACCATACCCATTCGTGGGGCGGGCGTTGCGTAGGCTTTCGAGCACTTCCGGTTCCCGGATGAAGCCCGTGTACGCGTCGCCGCCCTTCAAGCCGATGCCGTAATAGCGGCCTTTGGCCTTGTTCATGCGCTATTCCTCGGGCGTGAAGTCTACGTAGTACGCCTTTCCCAGTTCAAACTGTGCGGCGGCTTCGGCGTTCGTAGTCTGCATTTCGATGGTTCCTGCCGGGGTGTACTTCCAGAACAACTTGTTCTCTTCGCTGCCGCTGATGACGGGCGACAGCCGCACGACATGAAGATCATCAAACCCTTCGATCTTCCCGACATGTTCAACCTTGAACTTGCAGCGTACCATAATGCTTCTCCTCCTATTTCGCCTTCGCGTCGAGGTCTTGCCCGGTCTTGAACGCCCCGCCTTGCGCGTGGCATTGCGGGCATTCGAGGTCTTTCAGCAGAGTGCCGACCGGGCGAACGGATATCCACCGCTTGCCGCACTTCCAGCACATGACCTCGGAAACTTCGTGCGGTTGGTTCGCCGTGATGTCGATGATGTTGTCCATCATATCGCCCCGGCGTCTTGAAACGCCTTGAGCAGTTTGGGGAACTGGCGGGCGATCCAATCTACCATTGCTTCATTCATCGCCCAATCGGAATCCTCGGCCAGCCCGGATTCGTAGAAGAATGCGTGAACTAGTTCGTGCCGGACGATGCGCTTGTTAGCCGCGTCGGGCATTGACCATGTCTCACATTTGGGAACATCGTCATGCGGCATTGGCTCGTATACGATCTCGCGCGACGTGCAGTCGCAGTAGCCGAAAACCTTCTTCAGATATTCATCTTCCGCCTTGGTTCGCTGTTGGATGGTCCATTCCTCGCCCAGCACACTAACCTTCGTAACCATGCCCATGCTTTACCTCGCCTTCACCCTTCTGAACGCCGGCACCGCCATGCGTTCCCGTTCCGACGTGACCTTTGCCGCCTTGACGATCTTCGCGTAAGCTGTGTCGAGCTTGTTGATGTTCGCTTGTGCCGCGCGTCGTAGAACGTCATCTCCGGCGGCTTTAGCGGCTATGGCAATGTCCTTCTGGTAGCGCACCGCCGTTTCGACCTTGCGCATTTCCTGTGTCCAGTCGTACCGGGACTTTACCAGCCCGTCTATCTCGATGCTCTCCCGGCTGTGGACGCCAAACGCGGACAGCATGCCATCGCTGAATGCCGGGGCAGATATGCCTAGCAGGATTGGGGTAGCGACGTGGCGGCAGTTCCATTGCCCGATGGGGCGCTCCAGCGTCGCTTGCAGCCGGTCGAATTCCTGCAGGGTGAACTGCTTGCCTTGGATGTCCAGATGATCGTCCGCGCAGGTCGCGTGTGCCGAAATCTCCACGCCGTCCGCGCCGAATTCCTTCCCGGTCTGCTCCATGACGTTCGCCTGCAGCTGCCGCGTACCGTCGAGGACGTTCTGCCGAACGGCGGTGTCGAGCCTCCGTGTCAGCCCGGACGGATACTTTACTCGTAGACCCTGTTCCGCCGCTTTCTTGATGGTCTGGCGTATCGCGCTATTGTAGTCCGCTACGCCGCTGTGGACGGCCTGTATGGCGTTGTCTACGGCCTTTCGGTAGAGGTCTGACTGAATGGTAGTGCGGCTTAGATTGACCAGCTCAGCCGCCGTCTGGCGCGCCTGCGCCTTGATGAGCTTGAGCAGTTCGACGTTCTCCCGCAAGGGGATCTGGCGGCCCTTAACGTAATACTGCTCCGCGAATTTGTAGTTCTCTTCGGCCACCTTCATGAACAGGTCTTCGACCTCGCGCGCGGTCTTTCCAGCGGCTTCCGCGATGCCTTGCTGCAATGACCGGCCGTTAGCCCCGGCGCGCCTAAGCTCGGTCAGGCGGTGAACGTCGGCGGGTGTCATGCGCCCGATGTCCCGGATGTGTTCGCCCATCTTCGTCAGGTATTGGGCGCTCAGTTCGTCCATGCGCTTCTGGTAGATGGCGGCTAGGCGCTCAAACTGCGCTTCGGTCAACATGGCTACTCACCTGCGGGCGGGTTCCCTTGGGGCTGCGTCGGCTCGTTCCCGAACAGCTTCGACAGGCTGTCGCCCTCTGCTGCGATTTCTTCCACCGCCGCCTGTGCTTCCTCGAGCGTTCCGCCCTTGACCCACTGGCGCAGTTCGGCTTTGGATTCCGCGCCGATGCTGTGCAGCTCTTTCAGTTGCTCGAACGTTTCCGCGCTGGATTCGATCATCGACGTGTCCCAGTCCACCGCGATTTCGTAGCTCCCGCGCGCGCCACCCGGTGTCAAGCCGAAGCGTTCGGCCAGCACATCGACCGCGTAGGCCACATCATCCAGCGCGCGTTCCCATTCCTTGCGGATGGCAGAGATGACAGAGAACGTATCGAACATGGCCGCGCGCACTTCGTCCCGATTGGCGTAGTTCTGCGTGCTGCGCTCGGTCAGGATGCCTTGGGACAGGCCGCACACCTTTTCCAGGCGGCGGTAGAGCGTGTTCAGGCGGGTTTCCATGGCCTCGGAACGGATAGGCGGCGCGTAGTAGTCCCATCCGGGCTTGTCGTTCAGGCTGGTGGATTTCACGGGGATGAACGGATCGTCACCGTCCTGTACCGTGCGCCGGATTTCCTCAATCCCGAGGGGCTTCACTAGCTGCGAGAAGTCCGTTCTGTTCTGCCACAGCGAGCTATCCAGCCCCAGCATGGGCCGCGTCAGCCTGTATTCGCGGCGGTAGATGTTCAAGTGCTCAACAAGTTCTTGCACGTCCCTATCTGCGCCGTAGGTGATCGGCACGCCGTACATTTTCTGGTCGCGGCGGTTGTCACGTGGGCTTCGCAGGAAGGCCAGGAGCGCGCGATCTGTACCACTGATGGTGATCTCCGGCGTGATGTCCGCCCATTGGGGGATGACCTCCATGAGCACCTCGCGCCCGGTGTCGCTGGTTACGCGGGTCTTGATGGTCTGTACGCCGGAATCATCCAGCGTGTAGTCCACCCAGCGATAGTATGGGTGATCGTCCAGTGTGGCAATGTCGGCTAAGACGGTCGCGGAGGTGATCCGCTTGCCCCGCATCTCGCTGATGAACAGTCGGCTTTGGTCGATCACGTCAACCTGCATTTCGCCGCGCACGATGGATGGGATCAGCACCTTGCCGCCCTTTCCCATCATCTGCGCGGTGATCCAGCCAGTGTCCTCCCAAAGCGCGTCGATGATCCGTTTCACCAGTTCGGCGCGCTGCCCGGTGCCGTCCACGGTCACGGTGCTGTCCGCAAAGGCCAGCGTGGATAGCTTGTTGGCAATGGTGGCGGTGATGTTCTCGCCGGTGATATCCTCGTAGCGCCGGGTGTGTTCCTCCGGTTCGGGCGTCCGATCCGGCTTCTTGCCGAACAGCCGTTTCACCCAATCGATGAAGCTAGTCCACATGGCCGTTCTATGCCCCCCTTGTAAGCCAGATTCGGTTGCAAGCGTACCGTACTCGGTCTATGGAATGGTTGTCTTTGTCGGGATACGCGGCGATCACAGATCCATCCCGCGCCCGCTCGTACTCGTACTCAAGGAATTCCTTTGCCGCACACGGGCAACGTTCCGGGTCGATGACGATCTGCCGTAGCCCCTGTAGCCACTTGATGCCCATGACCGGCGTTCCGGGGCCTTTGGTTGCGTCGGTGACGAGCATGCCGTAAGCGCGCAGGTCGCCGTTGGTCTTGGTCTGTGCTCCGCCGCTGTCGGCGATGATTTCTTCGCCGGGTGTGACGCCCATGCCGCCCGCTGATTTCGGCGCGGTCAGGTGCCGGAAGATGTCCTCGCTCGTCTGCTTCCATTGCCGCCACTCGTCGTACAGGATCAGCGTGCGGGTTGCCGGGTCATAGGCGCAGCGCCCGAAATCCAACGGGTCAGGATACCAGCCGTGATCCAGCCCCGCATAGGTCGCGCCGAAAGTTCTGATTTCCGCGTCCGTGACTTCGCGCGTGGTGACGTTCTCAAACACCGCGCCACCTGTGCCGGTGACTTCGCCAAGGTACATGTGGCGGTAGGCGCGGTCGTTGGTCTTTTTAAGCTCCTCCGCGTCGGCTATGAACCGTTCTCCCAGCCATGCGCGCGGTACGTCCGTATAGCAGCTATGATGCACCAGGCGGCTTTCTACGGCCTCACGCGCTTCCTTGTTTACCCAATTCCGCGCGCTTATGGGCGGGTTGTAGCTCATGAACGCGATTGATTTCTCGCTGCCCGTGCCGCGCAGTATGGATGCCTTGATGGTGCGGATTTCCTCGATGTCCCGGAACTCGGTCGGCTCCTCGAACCACAGGTACTTGAAGTATCCCTTTGCCAGCTTGATTGACTTGCTCTTGCCGGGATCGTCCGCGCCCCGAAACATGATCTTCTGGCCGGTCGGCTTGTAGATGATCTCCAGCGGGGACTTGTGGAACGTCCAGTATGCCGTTACGCCCAGCTTGTCAATGGCCCACTCGATCTGCGAATACACCGATTCGCGCAGGGTGTCCGCTACCTTGCGGTAAACGATGGCATTGGCGTCCGGGTCGCGCATCATGCCTTCCGGGGTCACGATTGACACGAACGATGACTTTGTGCTACCGCGCCCGCCGTCAAGCCAATATTCGGAGTGCCGTCCCGCCCGGATATCGCGGTAGACGGGGTAGAACGCCGGGGCGATCAGGTCGGCCAGCAGGATTTCAGCCATTGCCCCCACCGCCAGGGATGTTGTCAACGATGGTCGGGCGGTCATCCACGATGGCCACGCGGTCTGTCAGCATACCTAAGTGCTTCGCTAGCGTTTCAAGGGATTTGTTCTTATCGTGAATCTTGACTTCGCGTTCGGTGAAATCCTCGCCGGATTTTACCTTGATGGATGCGATGGCGGCGGTATCGTCACGCGCCGCGCCCGTGCGGACTGTTGCGAACGCCGTGTCCACTACGTCGGTGATGTCGGCAAAGGCAAGCCGCGCCAGCTCACGCACGACGCGGTCAGCGGTAACGCCCGTCCGCTTGGATCGTTCGGCTATTAGTTCGTCCATGCGCGCCCGAACCTTAGGATTTGCGCAAAGGGCAGAAGCTCCGCCCTCCGCGTTCTTTGTGCTGTACCCCGCCCGGATATACGCTTGTTTCTGGTTAAGGTCGATCAGCCATTCCTGGCAGAACGTTTCCCATCGAATGTTGCTAAGCGCCGCCATGCCGATCACCTCGAATCTTTCTTGCCCCATGCACCCGCTGCATGTTGGGGCATTTCACCCTCGGCCAGCGAGGAAGGAGGACCCGCCAGCCCCGCACGCCCCGCGGTTAAACCTTATCGCCAGTTCTTCCAATCGTCCTTGATGGCGGTTGCAAAGGGAAATCTCTGCTGGATTACCCGCTCAATGCCTCCGTCGATGTTCAGCCGCAGTTCCACGATCCAACCGCCCATCATGGCCGCTATGCCCCTGCCGCGCATCCACGGTGTTTGGGCGCAGAGCGTGCCGGTCTGGAACGCCTCGATGTTTCGGTACGGCAGATATTCGATCTTGTGGTAGTGCCCGACCGCCAGAACGTTCGGCTTCTCGCCGCCGCTCATGGCCTCGATCATTTTCTGGAGTTTGTAGGATATTGCGTAGGCCGTGCCGTCGCCCGGATGCCGCAGTTCCATCGTGCAGTTGTCTGTCAGTTGGATTACGGCACTATCCGGCCCCAAATACTCCATGTCCCGGCGCTCGGAGGCAACCGCTCGCCCAATGTCCGCGCCGGCCAGCTTGATCAACGATGCGTCGTGATTTCCAATGATGAACCGTGTCCGCATTCCGTCGCGTTTCGGGTATACGCGGATAATCTCGTCGCGGTGATCGTCGAAGCCTTGGTTATATAGCTCGTACTGATGGCCCTTGCGCATCTGTTCGCCGTCATCGATATCGCCGGTGTGATAAACCGTGTCGATGCCGTCGGCCGCAAACATGTCGTAGAGCTTGTGCAAATGCGTGATTTGGGCGTACTTGCTGTTCAAATGCGTATCGCCCAGCAAGCCGAACCGCACGATGCGGTTCCCGTCCCATTCGTCGCTGTAGCGGTTCTCGGTCGGGATCAGATCGTTCTCGATCTTCCAGACGCCGCGCGTCTCGCGGACGTTGTA